GAATTTGTAAAAGGCGTCTGGGTATCGGCAAAGTCGATTCCTGGGCGTGCTTTTTATTTTGAGACATATTTACCGGAATATGCTGCGATGTATGATAAACTACCTATTAGCGCTTTTCTCTCGTCTCCGGAGACTCCAGACCCCGATATGGACCTTCCTAACCTGCAGTTCTGGAACTGTATGGATTATGGTGTAGTTGCTGTTCAGAAGCAGTTTATTGGGTCAATGGACTATGAACTGTATACAAGGGACTTTGGTATCCAGAAGGGCACATACATATGCACTCTGGACAATTACCACCAGGACCCTGATGTAGTTGATTATGCAACAAGTGAAAATCCAGCTGAACATAAGTCATCAAACCTGATTGAACTAGATAATGGACAGTATGCACTGTATCCAAACAACAGAATGCGTATCTTTGACAACAGTTTGACTCCTGTTGACCCCAAAATGCCTGATTTTAAGGTTTCGACTCAATACTATAGTGTTGAAAATGGTTATGAGCGTCTTGGAATGGGTCGTGAGGACGAATATTTCTGGAAAACAGCAAAAGAACGCGAAAATTCACCCGAAAAAGAAGAAAAATGAGCACAAATCACGATTTTTTAGACAATTTAGCAAATCACCAGCACCAAAAGATGCTTCGTGAGATTGCAAATGATGATAAAACACCAAAAAAGACGGATTTTGTCAGAGAAACTGAAATTTTCATCGAAAATGAAGAAATTGACGAAATTTTGACTGTTCAGAACGTAAACCTTAACGAATTTTAGTCAGAAATACGACATAAATAAAATATAATTCTAATATAACGGTTATCCATGCCTTTAGAGCGAGTCAGTCGCAGTTTTAAAGATATTAGTGCCTCATTTCAGATTAATCCTCTGAATAATGATATTGTGGCACTGAAAAATGAAAATGCGATTGCTCGTTCTATTCGTAATATCGTGTTTACAACACCTGGTGAGAAGTTTTTTCAACAAAATTTTGGGTCAAGAGTGTCGGAGTCACTCTTTGAGAACATGGATGAAATTACTGCTCTTACAATACAGGATGAAATCATTGATTCGATTACAAAATTTGAGCCAAGAGTAACCTTGACAAATGTAAAGGTAAATCCAGATTTTGACTCAAATCAGTATGATGTCATTATTTCGTATTTTGTTGTCGGTGCGGATATACCAGAGCAAGAACTAGAATTTGTTTTGCAACCAACAAGGTAAATGCCTCTAATAAACTTCAATACTCTGGACTTTGACCAGATAAAAACATCTCTACGAGAAGTTTTAAAATCAAGCACTGACTTCACGGATTATGACTTTGAGGGGTCTAATCTGTCAAGTATCATTGACCTACTTGCTTATAACACTTATATCACTTCATATAATGCAAATATGGTTGCAAATGAAGTGTTTATCGATAGTGCAACATTAAGAGAGAATGTTGTCGCACTTGCAAAGAATATTGGATATACACCGAGATCAAGAAAAGCATCTAGATGCAATATTAACTTCTTTGTTGATACCACTAATTTAGGAACATCACCAACATCAGTCACATTAAAGGCAGGACCGGTTGCTGCTACCTCTAATCAGTTTGGTAGTGAGTCATATGTCTTCAATGTAATGGAAGACACAACGGTATCAGTAGATGATGGGATAGCATTTTTTGATGATTTAGAAGTTATTGAAGGAACTAGAATAACTCAAACCTTTACGTACTCTTCTAGAAACTTAAATCAAAGGTTTATCCTTCAAAATGCTGGAATAGACACGGATACAATAATAGTACAAGTTAAACCCACTAGTACGTCTACAATCAAGGTAAAATATGATTTAACAAATACCTTAATTGACCAAAAGACAAATAATGTCGTAGATTCTTCATCTACCATCTATTTCCTACAGGAAGTAGAAGATGAAAGGTATGAACTTATTTTTGGAGACGGAACATTCGGAAAATCTCTGGAAGATGGTAATGTTGTAGAGGTTTCCTACCTAGTTTGTGCTGGTGCTGCAGCAAACCGTATTGGAACTTTTAATTTTAGTGGAAAATTAGTCTATCTTCAAAATTCTGTAGAAAACGCTATCACTAGTGGTATTTCTCTTGTGACAACACAATTTCCATCATCTGGTGGAGATGCGATTGAGAGTGTTGCCTCTATCAAAAAGTATGCACCTCAAATATATGGAACACAAGACCGTGCAATCACGGCAAATGACTATGAGGTCTTAATACCAAATAAAATCTACCCAGAAGCAGAGTCAATATCCGTTTTTGGTGGTGAGGAAATGGTTCCTCCGAGATTTGGTAAAGTTTTTATCAGCATTAAGCCAAGAAACGGTGATTTTGTCTCTCAAGGCATTAAGGAGAATATAAAAAGAAGTTTAAGAAAATATACAGTTACTGGAATTGTTCCAGAAATCCTAGATTTGAAATATCTGTATATTGTTACTAATAGTAAGGTATATTATAACACAAGATCGATTACAGACGTTGCTGGTGTGTCATCGATGATTCAGAAAAATATTCAAAATTATGCAAATTCTACTGAATTAAATAAGTATGGTACAAGATTCAAATATAGTAAATTTTTGGGAATAATTGACCAGAGTCACCCATCAATTACATCTAACATAACATCCGTTCAAATGAGAAGGGATTTGAGACTTGCAACTAATCAGTTTGCCGAGTATGCAATTGATTTTGGCAATCATATGCATGTCCAATCAATGAATGGATACAACATAAAATCCAGTCCTTTTAAGGTGCTAGATATAACAGATGATGTTTATCTTTTCGACGAACCAATTGATACAAAAACAGGAATTGTATCATTATACTCATTACAAGCAGATGGTTCTACCACACCGGTTTTGAGAAAAAGAAATGTTGGTAGAATCGATTACATGAACGGTAGAATCACATTAAATCCAATTAACATTGTATCAGGTAAAGACAAAGATGGTATACAAATCATGGAAATATTTGCAGTTCCACACTCAAATGATGTTATAGGATTGCAAGACCTTTACCTCCAGTTAGATAGTTTTACTGTTGATATGATTGTTGATGAAATATCCTCCGGATCAGATCCTTCAGGATCTAATTACAAAAGTTCAGCAAGTTATACTGACGTTAATAATAATCCATATTAAAAATACATTCTTGTAAGAAAAACAAATGTCGGAAAAAAGAGTAAAAATTCAACACATTATAGACAGCCAACTGCCGTCTTATATTAGTGAAGACTTTCCTTTAATTAAAGAATTTTTCTCGTTTTATTACGCAGGATTAGAGTATCAGGGCAGACCTGTAGATTTGATTAATAATATTGATCAATATCTGAAGTTAAATGAAAATGCTAATACAATTGATGGTACTCTTTTAGCTTCTGATGTTGATGATAATCAAGATTTTATTGATGTATATAATACTGATGGATTTCCCGAAGCTTTTGGTGTTATTCAGGTAAATGATGAAATAATCCTTTATCAGGCAAAAACCTCAACTAGATTCTTATTTTGTAAGAGGGGTTTTTCTGGAATAACTTCGTATGACACTCAAAATGGAACTGAAGAAGCAGTATTTTCAGAATCTGAAGCTGCTGCACATAATTTCCGCGCTCCTGTAAAGAATCTCAGTGCATTATTTTTACAAGAATTTTTAAAAAAGATAAAAGGTCAATTTTTACCTGGTCTCCAAACACAAGAATTACCTGAAACGTTAAATCAAGCACAATTTATAAGACAATCTAGAGATTTATATTCTGCAAGAGGAACAGAGTCTTCTTTTAAAATTTTATTCAAAGCATTATATAATGTTGATGCTGATATTATTAGACCGCAAGATTTTTTAATTACTCCATCAAACGCATCATTTCAACTTACTAGAGATTTGATTGTAGAACCTCTAGAAGGCAATCCTGAAAATTTAATTAATGCTACACTGTTTCAAGACGAATTTGACAATATTAAAAGAGCATACGCACCAATTTCATATGTTCAAAAGATATCTGTAGGCGTATTAACTGACAGTTATTTTAAAGTAAGTATCGATTCTTCATACAACAAGTATGATGGTTCACAAGAACTGTTATATGGTGAATTTTCTCCACATGCAAAAACTAGAATTATTGATTCCGTTGCCATAGGGCAGACTTTTATTGATGTAGACTCAACCATAGGATTTCCAAAAGAAGGAACTCTATCTGTTAACTATAAGGATGGAACCACTGGAATTGTAACTTATACTGATAAAACTATCAACCAGTTTTTAGGTATTGGTGCAAATCATGTAGGAAAAGAAATTGATGACAATACTACCATAGATCAAAATACATTTGTATATGGTTATGACCCAGTTTCTGGTTCGGATAGTGGAATTAAGGTAAAAATTAGGTCTGTCTTGAATAAACTTCAAGATAGTAACGATGCATATTATCAACCAGAAGGGGCAAAAGTAAAAATAAAATCATTTGGTAAGGTAAGAGAAGATTTAAAGTCAAATAACTGGGTTTTCAATACTGCACAATATTATGATGTT